TTAGAGATTATGTGATTGTAACGTATTAATTTTCTGTAAATATAATAATTTTGATTTTTATCTGTCGTGTCGTATGATTCACCCCGATTAGTGTTTCCTATTGTGTAACCCGTCATTGTTAAATCTGTGAACGTATCAGGATTAACTATATTATCTATTTGCTCCGCGTACCCCTCACTTTCAGCACGTCCTATCATATCCAACGAACCAGTTACAATATCAATGAGTAAAGTTACGTTAAATATTTTGCATCTTTTTACGATTCTTTGCGATTCTGTTTGTGAACTTAAAAGAATGTACGGATACTTAATATTATCAGGAATAGCATAAGCATCGTAAATAGGCAAAGCAACTGCATTCTTAGTTATTTGACCGTTTAATGCGATATAATATGCCGTTCTTAATGATAATGATATATCCATTATTTACTCTCAATTTTAGTTTTTATACGCTCCGTTAATTTGGATACATTGCTAAAAAATGCAGGGAACAAAAACGGTCTAGGCATTAAATTAACTTGTTTTATTCCGTTTCCTATGTACTTAATTGCAAAGTCTTCTAAACCTGTTGGCACGTCAACCAATCCGCCCGTTCCAAACTCGATATAAGGCGCATAATGTTTTGAGGCTCCTACCGTTCCTTTTAACTCATTTGATTGGCTTTCAATACTGCCTTTCAACAATCCCATATCTACGGGAACACGAACCCTTGCATCGTCTGCAATATCCTCAACCGTAGCTTCAATTTCAGCTTTTAAAAAAGCCGTCATTTTAGCGTCCATATCTTTGAACCTTGCATTATTGGCTTTTATGTCAACTTTTACTATCATCGTATGCTTGTTTCCATTGTTGCCGTTAACTGAAATTCAATATAAGTACGCATTACATCCGCTTTCATATTTGATACTACAAATTCAAATCCACGCCATAATATGATATCAGCTATTTTAACCGCAATATCCGCTCTATAACGTATCAATACTTTAATGACCTGTTTAATGTTTTCTTGTTGTGCTATTAAAGTAGGGTCTGAACTCATTTCGGTAACGCTCGCAAACGTATTTAAAATGTCGGCATAAGTGGTCGTAAATCCACCGCTTCCATTAGAAACCCTTGTCGGACGTTTGAATACTATCTTTTCTCTTAAATCCCCCGCTTTTAATATCATTTAAAATAATGTTATGTTTGAAATTGATTTAATCATTTTACGGCTTTCGTCAATTTCATCTTTGTAATTGTATTTTGATTCTACGATATTTTCACGAAATATATAAAGACCTGCTGCCATTCTGCAAATCGCAATCTTTATTGTTTCATTCATAATACCGTAAGTTGTATATTCAATGTCAATATCAGTGCCTCCTTCCTTTAAAATGTCACCAAAATTAGTATAACCAGTCGTTGTAATTGTGTTTACATAACCGTACATCAACTTGTAATTTTTAGGCAAGTACAATGCCTTTAAATTGATAGTTTTAACTCCGAAAGACATTTGGCTAAATTGCTCCAATTCTCTACGTGCTGACTTTAAATAGCTTTCTATTAAATTGTCATCCGTGTCAAAGTCAATATGCGCATGTAGCTTAAAGAAGTCAACCGTAACTGGCTCACTTGCCAAATCGGTAATAACTCGATATTGAACCCCATATAATAAAGGTTCATCCGTACAATTTTCTATGTAGTCAATATTTTTGAAGTAATCTGCCATTAACTCTTTTATTAAAAAACCCCCTCAAATTAGAGAGGGTTTTATTACAACTATGAAACAAAAATATTATGTAGTCAAAGGGGTTAAATCTCCTTTTACGAACGCTGAGNCTTTTAAAATAGCCAATGCAATTCTTTCTTCAATTCTTACAGTAACAAGATTTTTGATAACGTTATCTTGGTCTTGCTCAAAGAATCTTAATTGTGGTGCCATTCTTTGGAATATTTGTGCTTTGGTAAAATCTCCAAGTAAGAATGAATCTGCAGTGATTTTGTTTGTTTTACGAACATTCAAACCTGCNATTGACAATTGACCATTTACAAATCCAACCATTCCNCCCGGTAAATTATATTCACCAGAAGTTGCAGCTTTGTTTAAAACGATACCTACAACGTCTCTAGGATTCAACAACAAATCAGTAGGAGTGAAATTAGCTTGTGCTAACTGTCCGAATGCAGCATCAACAATAACTTCCAAAGGAGTAGTGTAAGTACCGTTATATGCGATTGCATTTGGTATTAAACCGTTCAATTGTGGTGAAGTTCCGTTACCGTTCAAAATTTGGTCATCCTCTTCTTCTAACAATTCAGCTTGCGCAAAATTTTGTAAGTAAGAAGTTAAGAAAGGCAAATCTGAAAGCATTTCAACCGGCAATCTAAGAATACCTGCAATCCATTCAACTGGAGTGCTGTAAACTTCCATATTAGGCTCAAACAATGCTTTGCTGTCAGTTCCTGCAATTGTAGCTGCTCTTTTCCAAGGTGNTGGNCCTGTTCCTGTTTTNGCCAATTCACGCGGATATTTAATAGTATCNCTAGTAGTTGAACCAACTGCTATAATATCGCGTAAATGGAATAAATCTCTNTTNANACNGATNANATCANTTCTGTAATCAGTTCTCCAAGGATCCATACCCGTAAAGTTATCAGCATAAGTGATATCTTTCATTTGAACGATAGAACTGCCTTTGATTTTCTCAACGCTGTTAATTTTAGCGTGTGATTCTTTCAATGCTTCTGCAAGGGCTTGTTTAAATCCAACGTTTTTAGTGTCGGCTCCTTTTTTCTTAAACTCAACCGCTAATAGTGTCNAACTGGTCTTGCATTGCTTTAACGTGATCTTCAACCTCAGTTTTTGAGCTATAACCTTTACTTTCGATTTGGGTTAAAATGTCAGCTACTTTGCCGTCAAATGCCTCTTTATCTTTTGCACGCTCGGTATCCCAATTTCCTTTTGTTACCTTTAAGCCTTCTTCTACGATTGACTTAATATCTTTTATGTCTAATACTTCTGCCATTTTAATAATTTTTAAATATTGTTAGTAATTGTTTTCGTAATTCAATCGGCTCAATTTGCAAAGTGCCATTTAATGGCGGCTTATCGTTAAGTGATTTTAATATTGTTTCAATCTGTTTTAATCGCGTATCGCTGTAATTAAGATTGTATGATTTTTCAATAATTGCTAAAATTCCGTAAAAATTCTCTATTGACTTAATGCTGTTTACGGTTGCAAGTTCGTTAGCTGCCCAACTTGTCAAAAAAGAATATTCATATAATTTGTATTCTTTAATAATTGCTTTGTTTTTCTCATCTCGTGCAATTACTTCATAGCCTATCGACAATTCAGCATTTAGGCCGTTGTCTTTCATTAACTGGATATCTGTGAACATATCCCTGCTAACTTCTTTTTTAAGGTTAAATTGGGTTACTGTTAAAAGTCCGTATGGGTCTGATGCGTCCAATTTAATAGGCACTCCTAATGATATTGTAGGATTGTGGTCTTTTAGTACTCGTATTCTTTTAAAATTATCACCTACCGTCTTATTAAATGAACCTTTTGCTGAAATATCACCATCACTATCTTTAAAGTCATAAGCGTTCGCATAAGCCTCAATAACGCCCTCTTTCTCATCTAAACCTTTTATGTCGAATGATACTTGTTTAAAATTCATACGCGTATTTATTTATGTAAAATTACAACAATTAAAAAAAAGTAATAAAAAAACATTATTAATGTATTTATTTTTGTATTTTTGTTTAAAACTATAAATTATGACAGAAACCGAAGTAATCAACGAAATTACCAAAGAGCCTAAATGGTACTTAGGCGTATTAGAACAAAGTACTGCAAGTAATTTTATCCAATCGTACCGTAAAGGAATGAGTAAACAAAAGACTATTGACGCTTTTATTCAAAAGTTTGGGTATAAATGCGTAACCGAAAAAACGTATGTAAAATTATGATAGTTCCTAAAATAAATAATCCTAAATATTGGGAAAACGGTATAGTATGTGATATCAATTCCTATAATAATGCATCTAAATTTAATACTAAATTATATAAATCTGATGTAGAAACATACTTTTCATATTTAGGGGAACCAAAAGTAATTGATATGAAAGGTTATAAAAAACCCAAAACATTTGTGCCTGAAAATATAACATTAAATAAAGAACAACAAGAGTACTTTGATATTTTAGATTTAAAAAAATATTCTGAAAATCAAATAATATATACTGCTGGCTATAAAGCTGGCAATAAAAAGACATTGTTAGAGTTTGGTATTTGGGTATTAATAGGCTTTGTTTTAGGAATAATAACAACAATATTATATACTTCATAATGATAGCAAAATCAAAACCNATATTTGTTNTTGAATTACCTATAACAATAGGACTTGACAAAATAGAAACNACGCGNANTGTATTATCTAACAAGTTTTACGATTANCACGTTTTAGTAATTGCCAGTCCAATAACTGAGCCTAAATTCAATACCTTTTACGCAAAGGATATGAATGAAGTTAAATTCAATGAGTTAAAAGAAATAGTTAAATACGCTGTTAAATGAAAAACAAATTAAGTATAAAATTAAGATTAATAACTTTTTTTAGGAAATTAAGAAGTAGGCTTAGCTATTGTTGGTCAATTGACAATGCAATATTTGATTTTTGGATTGAGAAACGTATTTATAATTTTGATACGTCTAAATATTCATATATTATGATTAGGTTGTCTATATTAAAATTTAAGATAACTTTTCACTTTAATCAAAAAATTGATTTCGGCTTTTATAATGATTAAAATAATCAAACATTGTGCGCCCTAATAATATCCCTTAACATTGGCATAGATTCTTTTGTGATAAATATAGTTGTTTCTTCTTTCTCGCAATAGCAATCTGTCCAATGTTCAAAGGT